GGGAACGTCTTCGTCTCCGATAACCACCGTATTCGCAAGATCGGATGGGTGCCAGCGAGCCCAGCGGGACAGGACGTATGAGCGACCACAACCTTGCATCATTCGCGGACCATTACGACCTCCTGATCGAGGATCGCGTTTTCCTGCCGCCTGCGGGGGAGCATATCGAGGACAGCCTGAAATGCTCTTCGCTCACGCGCTCCACCTTCCGGCGCTGCGTCTCGTTTGGCGGCCTGGAAAACGCGCTCGATTGCAACCGCCTATGCCGCGATCTTCGCTTTGAAAGCTGCTCCTTCTTCAACGGCGAACAAGCGGCAATCGTAATCAAAGGCGGCTGCGAGCGGATCACCTTCACGGGATGCCTGCTTTGCAGGACAGAAAAATCATGGTGCGACGTGCTCCTTGATGATTGGAGCGACCAGAGCCGACAGCCATCACGCGAAATAGACCTGCGCGGCCTGCATCGCACGGACGGCGCAAAGGTCCGCATCGTCGTCGGTCGCGGCTGGGGGCGAATTTTGCCAAGCTACGACCCTGCCCACGCGGAAATTCTCTTCGTCAAGAGTGTAGGCGTTCATCTGTACAATTTAGTGAAGGGATTGTGTTGCAGGTAACACAACAAACGAGGTAACAAACATCATGATCTATCTACTCACGCTCTATTCGGTTTCGCTGGTGCTCGTCGGGATCTTCGTTGCGGCCAATAACCCTGGGCTTGCTCAGAAGTTTAAGACAAATGGGCGTAAGGCCCTCGATGCTGGTGAGAAGCTGGCAAACAAGATCCGTCAATGAAGCGTGCCCTCCCGCTGTTCGTGCTCGCTTTGGCCGGGTGTTCAACGATACCCGAGCCAACTGTTGTCGCCCCGTCGGATCTCTCAGATTTGACGGCTCAGGCGGCTCAGGCAAGCGAACAGGCAGAGCGGGAGAGGGCATTGAACTCAAGGCAGCGTGAAAAGGTCGCTGCGAATTTGGAGACCGCTGAAACCGCCAATGCCCAAAATCCAGACGGTGCGCCAAAATCGACGACGGCCGATGCGATCAGACTTGCGAAGGCCAACAACGGCGAGGCCAAACCCGACCCTGAACAGCTTTTGATTGGCGAACGGATCGCACGGGCACACGCCGAAGGCAAGGCAGCAGAAGCATCAAAGCTGGTTGCCGATTCCATAGAGAAGGCAGCGGAGGCCAACGCCGAGCTTTCAGCGACGAGAGCCAAGGCAAAGCTCGATCAGGACAAGCTTTCCTCCGCGATCTCAGCTAAGGACAAAGAGCTCGCCACGCTCAAAGAGAAGGCCAAGCAAGATTTGGCCTCCATCATTGCGAAGTACGAAGCACAGATTGCGAAAGAGCGTGTGGAAAATGTCCGCGAGCAACAGAGCTACCTTAACATGGGAGCAATCGGCTTAGCTGGACTTGCGGCAATTCTGCTCGCAGCTGGTTGGTTTATGGGTTCTGTGCGCAAGCTGGCTGTTGGAGCCGGGTTCTGTTTCATGTGCTCTATTGTCGCGTTCGGACTCAGCCAGCTTGTTGGAGAATCGTGGTACAAGTGGGCGATCCTTATTGGTATCGTCCTTGTGATTCTCTACTGCCTCGCAGTCGGCTGGGCTCATGCGGAGCGCAAAGAGCAAGCCAAGGTGGCGGAAAAGGTAGTCCCTGTATTGGATGAAGGATACGAGGATGCCGACGAGGAGCAAAAGAAGGTCCTCGATGAGCTCATTTTCAATCCCCTTTCTGATAAGGACACCGGCATGGCAGCCAAGATAAAGGCCACAGTCCACCGTCTCAGAGCCAACGCCAAAGAGAAAGCCGCAAAATGAGCGATGACCAAGCACGTCAGATATTTGACCTGCTCCGCAAACAGAGTGAACAACTAGCCGCGATTGACAAGCGGCTGTTTGGCGTTGAGACCGAGATGCGGTTACGCCCAATTTGCCCAAGTCCTGGTCTCTGCTCCAAACTCGAGCCAAAGGTGAACGAACATGAGCAAGTATTGCAGCGGGCAAAGGGGGGCTGGTGGGTCATTACTGTGATCCCAACTCTATCGTCGATAGCCGGTTTTTTGCTCGCATGGTATTACACAAAAAAATAGGTAACATGCTATGCCAGGCTACCTCAAACCATACACGATCAAGCCGAGTCAGGGGGGAAGGCTGCTGACTGCGCTCTCGCTCGAGAATATCCCGGCCGCTGATTGGTCGGTGAAACGGAATTGGAGAAGGGTTGAGGAGGATCGTGAAGGGATACGGGAGGGTGACGTTGAATTCTATCCCAACAAGGAACTGCCTATTGGGGTACAGTCATTGAATCTCCCTGTCGATATCACGCAGATCTGCGAAGTGCGCAGGCCAAATGGGGAGAGGTCAGTCCTCGCTTTCACTGATACGGATATTTACCGCTACGTGTTCGGCCTGGGTGAGTGGAATCCAATCGGTATTGGATTTACCAAGGGAAGACGATGGCAGGTTGTTGAGCTCAACGGCTATGCAGTCTTCAACAATGCCGTGAATCTGCCTATGACGTTCAGGCATGAGGAGGCTTCCGTGAAGCCAATTTACGAGTTGCGCGAATCTGGAATTGCGTCCGTTGGAGTGATCGCCGTTTTCGCTGGTTTCTTTTTCATCGGGGACATTACCGAAGTCCAGGGCAACAAGCTGGCGACGGTAATGAATGGCTCTGATCCCTATGGCATCGTTTCCGCCGCGGACACGAATCGAATCCGTTACAAAATTGCATGGTCCGAATGGGGAGAGCCTCGTCGATGGGCTCCCGTTATTCCGGCCACGATAGCTGCCAAAGGAAGGGAAGCCGTTTTGGATTTCCCTGTCTCGTCCGATACGCTGGCTGCCGGATCCAAGATCGCTGTCATTGGTGGGGACCTCAATGGCGGGACTCTCGGAGGCCAGGAGGGGGTCGATGATGGCCTTCCAGTCCTTTCGGTTTCCGGTACGACTATTACTTGGGACAAAGTGGATTCCGCTGAGGATGGGGCCTACCCCATCAAGGTTACAATCTGTCGCTTTGCCGACATTTCTACGATCAGCGGATATTCTTCGATCCAAGACGACAGCTCAGGAATCCTGGCCATGCTGCCACTTGGCACCTCCCTCATTGTGTACCGGGATTCAAGCATGTGGTACGGACGATACACCGGATCAAAGTCGGCTCCGTTCGTCTTCAAGGAAATCATCAAGACCAACAAATCGCTGTACTACCAGAACACCCTCGTTGATATGGGCGATACTCATATCTTTGCGGGTGCGCGTGAGTTCTTCGTCTTCGATGGAACAGGCGAACCACAGTATGCCAAGGCACTGAATGATTCCGCCAACATCTTCTTCGGTGGTCTTGATATTTCTCAGACTGACCGAGCATTTGCGGCAAAGAATGACCTGACTGGCGAGGTATGGTTCTGCCAACCAAACCGGATTCTAGCCTACGAATCGCAGTACAAAACAACCTCCGAAATTGATCAGCCTTACACGGCGGCTGCCATGATCACAAGGCCGGCAGCGGCATACACCGAATCCAGGCTGGATGAGCGTTGGTTCGTTGGAGCGATCGGGGGAAAGATGGTGCAGTACGGTCTCACCCGAGAAGGCTTCAAGACATTCCATCGGCAAGGCATGCCGTATGTCTGCACGCTGAAGTCTGGCCTCATTTCGATGGGGGATGAGTTCAACCGAAAGGACGTGAGAATGTACAGTGTACAGCTCGCCACCGATTCATCGGATGCAGTTTGTACCCTCAATATGTACTCATGCGAATACCCGAAAGGAACGCTACAACAACGGTTTTCGGTGGTCCGCTCGGATCAGGGGAATGTCGTTCCCTGCTTGTTTCGTGACACTTTCTTCCAGGACGAATTCGAAGTGACTACCGTCGTTGACGCCTTGGTTACTGTGTCGTCCAGGACATTCGAAATTGCTCCAACGAGAACGAGGAAGCGATAATGCCTGTTGAAAAAACACAGATGCAGCAAGCAAGCGATATCGGTGCGCTTGTCCCTCCTCAGTTTCCGAAACTACCAGAAGCTCCGCTGAAGCGATTTCCAGAGCTGAAGGCTTGGCAGGAAGAGGTTGATGCTTGGTATAGGAAGCTGCGGAGGGGACTGGTTGTAAACTCAGACGAGGAATCATTCCTCACTGCGGCAAATACCGAAGAGCTGACGAAACTCGTAACGAAAGTAAAGGACGAGACCAACCGTTCCCTAGCTTCGTACAAGCAAATCATTGAGGCGAACGCGACAGACACGGATGCACTGACCCAGAAGACGGAGGAGCTTGAAGCTACCGTTGACACTGGTTTTGCCGAGATCACGGCAGCGATTACCAATATCAACACGACCTACGCGACAAAGGAATACGCTGAGGCTAGTAGTGGGCAGGCGCTTACTGCGGCCGCTGCGGATGCTACGGCCAAGGTGAATGGAGAGGCGGCAGTCAGAGCGAGTGCTGACCAAGCTCTGAGTAAACGCACGTCCGCCTTGGAAGCTTCAGTGGGTGGAAGCACTGGGCTAGTATCTCGCATAGAAAACATCGAGACGACTTACGCGACAAAGGACTATGCCGAAACAAAGAAGAGCGAGGCGATTACGGCAGCAGCAGGGGATGCTACATCTAAGGTTTCCGCTGAATCCAGCGCCAGAGCGCAGGCTGACGGTTTCCTAGCATCCAAGTACACTCTCAAGGTTGGATCCGGAAATGTAATCACTGGCTTCAACATTACCTCGTCCACCGGGAACGGACAGGACGTGTCCGAAGTGGCGTGGAACGCAGATGTTTTCAAAATCTCGAATGGCTCTGGAAAGGTAACACCATTCATCGTCAAGGACGGTGCGGTGTACATCAATGTCGCAATGATCCGCAATGCCTCGATCACGTCGGCAATGATTAACGATCTGGTCGCGGACAAGGTGTCCGCAGGAACGCTAAATGCCATGACGTTGCTTGCTGCCAAGACGGCAACTAGCTCGGCAGCTTTCCATGTTGATAATCCAAATTCCACCTTCCCCATTTTCTGTGCGAGGCGCGGATTTCACGGGGATAAGCACGACATCAACGGCTCAGAGTACATACACTTGCTGAGCATTTACGGTTGGTCCACTGGATCAGGTTTTGCCCATGATCGCTTCGGAAAAACCAACATGGTCTTTTCGGTGAATGTGAAAGGTGCGTTCAACATCACCGACAGGGGCTTTGGCTTATCGCATGCTGACATCAGGGGTGTGTTTAGCGTCAATGGCGGGGGATGGGTCGGTGCGACAGATTCGTCGCGCGCGACGACCTACAACGGCGGAGCAACGGTTTCGGACACCGTCGAGGTGAATGGACTAGGCGGAGGTGATGTGATCGATTTCGGCGTGCTTGTGGAAACTCCGGCGCTACAGAATTACGGCTACAGTGTCATGACGGTAAACTATGGGAATCTGTGAGCATGAAAGTGAGGCAGCCAATTCTTGAAAAGCACCCCGAGTATAACCGCTTTGAGATCACGCGGCGGATAGAGCTACAGTGTTCCGCGATAGGGCCAATGGATGCCGAATACGTCGAAGTGGAGGTTCTCGAGCCTCGGGATGGATATTCGCTCGGCCAGAGGCTAGTAGTAAGAATATCGGAGGTCGTACCGGACTAACTACTGCGGGATAACTAACGTTGAGGAATAAACTCTCTTGAAAAAGTAACACAACAAGATAGATAACAACCATGCGAACCCTGGCACTCAATGCAGACAAACTCCAAGAACAGATTGGCTTGGATGTGGTTGGCTCGCGTTTGCATTCTGATGCGTGGGATCGAATCACTGAGCTAGAGAAGGAAATGGAGAAGCATCCTGATCGCGTCAGAGAGTTGCCAATCCGCCACCTCTTCACTCCTGGGCTCTACGTCAGGGAAATCTTCATGCCGGCCGGGACCCTGCTCACGTCAAGGATTCATCTACTTGAGCATCCGTTTGTCATCTCGATGGGTAAGGTATCTGTGTGGGATGACGAAAACGGCGTGGTGACGCTTGAGGCCCCGCACACTGGAATTACAGCCCCTGGTACTCGGCGCGTGTTCTACATCCACACGGATACCATCTTGTCCACGTTCCATGTGAACCCCGATAACCAGACCAATCCTGATAAGATTGGCGAAAAAATTCTCTTCAACTACGAGGCTCATAAAGCAGCGAAAGGATTCCAATGACATGGGTGGCAGCAGCAATAGGTGGGTCTGCCCTTCTTGGCGCAGGCGCTTCAATATATGGTGCGAACAAGCAAGCGAAGGCAATTGCCTCCGCGAATGCCGCCAATCAGGCTTCGGAGGCTGAGGCCGCACGACAGAATTGGGTAAACTACCTGATGCAGCGTGGTGTCATGCCCTCCTCTTCGACGCAGACTGGCGAGGTTCCGACCAATCTTCAGGTTGTGAATACAAAACTCCCGATCTGGGCGACCATGAGGAACGGGAGCGGAGGAATCAGGCGGATTGTCCGAGGTCCTGTGCAGCAACGTCTCGTCACTGCCACCAACACCCAGCGAGTTCTCACATAAAATGGACGTTACACGATTGGTCGACAAGATATTCAATTCGAAACGTGCTCTCACCGGACGTGGCGAGGGCGGGTATGCTCCTGAGTATCTCAAGCAGATCATTGCTGCATATCCTCAAGCATGGGAGTCCTACCTTACTCTTGGCCCTGACGACAACCGGAAGTTCGGAGAATGGCTGAGGGATCACGTCCAGGAGCATCCTGACAGTGAATATCGTTCACTCGATGCGTACCAGCAGAAGGTGAATAATCAAAACGCCATCTCGTCGGCTCCAACTACTTTCGACGCTCTTGAGCCGCTGTCGGAGGCTCAGCTTGCTGCGGTTAAAAAATTCACGGATTCGTCGGCTGAGCACAAGAAGATCCTCAATGAAAGCTTTGGCGGTGATCTTCAGAAGTACGCTCAATGGTTCACTGATTGGTGGCAAGGCCCAGATGGCGTCACGTTCCTCAGCAATCCAGACAATGCCATTAGTGATGGGGAACTAGAGTTGCTGAATGCTCTCGGTTTCAACATGGATGGCGGCCAGGATACTCCGCTCGAACAAGATCTATTGCAGAAGGTCTATTCGAAGGGGCAGTCAGACATGGCCGGCGACGCAGCCAGGCAGGCCGAAGCGACAAAGATAATTGGTCAGATCAACTCTGATCTGGATGCTGCCAAGAATATCAACAGTAGCCTGTTGACGGCTTCACCTGACTGGACGAGCTACGTCAAAGGGAATCCCGACATTGCTGCGTATTACAACTCAGGCGCATTCGTCACGCAGTCGGATGGGTCTCGTTTGGAGACCGCCACGGGGAGGGTGTACAAAACAGTCGAGGACTATGCGAAGGCCCACTTCGAAGCCTTCGGGGATGCTGATCGCCAGAACAAGCTTCAGGTAACGACAAGGCTGGACCAGGAGTATGCCAATGCTGACGACTACTCAAAGACGCTTTCCGACGCTGCCCG